GTGAAAGCTTCGGAAGCCCGCGAGTTCAACTGCTGCTCGCGAGTCTGAAGCTGTCGCTCTTTGTCGGTCATCGGACGTTCGCCGCTTGCGGCAGCCAATTGCTTGAACTTCTCGGTGGCGCCATAGATCTTCTGGAGAGCCTTGAATGCCTGTGCCAGCTCCGGAAGTCCGACCGTGACTGAAGCTGCCTTCAGTGCTCCATACACGCCGTCGATGGTGTTGCCGGCTTCTACGATGCCTGCGTTGATGCCGGAGGATTCCAGGGTCGTATGAAGAATGGGCACTAGTACCGCGTCATAAGCCTTGGGGTCCAGCTTGAACAGCCGATCCAGGTAAGGACCGGCAAACTTAATAAAGCCTTCGGGATTGTGGGTAGCCAGCTCGTCCAATAGCTTCGGATCGCCGGCTGCGAACTGCGTCAGTTCCTGGGAGAACGCATCAGCGTCTTCGACTGCTTGCTGGATGCCTTCCATTCCACCGTAGCCTTCGATTGCTTCCGAGGCTTCCCGGGCTGCTTGTACGGTCGGGAACACTTTCTTGTATTCGATGTTCTCGCCGTATTGCGCGCGGACTGCTTTGTAGGCTGCTGGATCGACTTCCTTCAGCTTATTGAAGGCAGTCTTCAGATCAGGGGCACCGCCGGCTGCTTGCTTGGGAACCTTGTTCCCTTGCGCATCCAGCTTAGGCTCTCCGGCTTCGTCGAGCTCATACTCCGTCTCTCCGCCACCTTCGCCGCCCTCGCCACCTTCTCCGCCTTGACCTTCACCACCACCGAGAAGATCCGGTTCGAGCTCTCCGCCCTCTCCGCCTTCTCCGCTGCCAGAGCCTTCACCGCCAGCTCCGCCGCCCAACAATACTTCTGCGCCTGTTCCTGCTGCCATGGTATCTCCTGTATGTCCTGTGATCTATGCCGATCCTGACGGCATGAGCTTGTTAGACTGTTTTCAAACCTTTATTCCAAGGAATCTGTCCGATATGTCCAGCACTTACCTTGGCACTAAACGCAGCGTGATCCATTTCGTGGAACGCTTTGCGTCTTACTTCTGACCAAGGCTGTCCTTTCTTTATTCCACCACCGCGATAATCCTTTCCGCGTCCTTTGCTCATCTTGGCTCGGGTTTCCTGCGAGCGGGTCTTTCCAAAATGATTTGGTGGGGTTGTTCCTCCCGGGCATTGGTTATAACCGTTCGGAGTTAATGTTCCCTGAACCACGATCTGTTGATCTTCCAACCTATCCAGTTCTTTCAAGTTGGTGATATTATCAATGAGGATGGTCTTTTCCCAGTTCTCGGTGCCAGTCTCACGAATGACTTGATCTACTACTTGATCGCCGTAAAGATGCGATGCCCAACGCTCTTCAAGGGATTGAGTAGTTTGCCCAACATAACCCTTGCTTGTGGTTCGGCAGTAAAGTAAGTAGATGAGCATTAGATACTCGTAATGATTTGAACAGCCTGTTCAGGCGGAACGCCAGCCTTGATAAGGTCACCCGCGCTCACAGATTTCGTAACTCCTTTTTCAGGCGGAGCTGGTTTATTAGCAGCAGCCTGTCGAGCAGCAGCGGCTTTGTGCTCCAAAAAGTGGAGACGCAAATTAGCATAACCCGTCTGTTCTTCTGTCGTGCCGTTTTTCATCATACGGCAACGAGGTTCAATCAAAAGAGCTTGGCAGGTTTCAGCCTCAATCTGATGATTATCTACTTCTTCATCCACCTCAACCGAGGATACTTCCTTTGGGAGGGTTTGAAGTTGCTGCGCAATCTGTGCGAGTTGCTGCTGTATCTGTGGAGCAGTAGTAGGGTCTGCTTGTACCTGCTGCGTCAGTTTAGCGGCTGCTTCTTGAAGTTCATTTAGTTTCGGGTTAGGAAGGGGTTGTCCTTTTAGAAGGACATCAGCTTCTCCCAACATTTTCTCGTAAGAGGCAAGGGTAGGAATATACAGGTCGGTGATCCCCGTCATATTCTTCATAACCTCACTATTGAGAGGGTTATAGGCAATCTTCGCCAGCTCTCCATCCGGTGCGGAGGAGGCTGCTGTCTCCAGTTCGACTAGGCGGTTGGACTTCTCGGTGAATGACAGCGGGAAGTTCTCGTCAGTCTCTGGGTAGCAGAGGATGTTGCCCTTCAGGTCTTCCAGCTCAACGATGATCGGGTCATTGCCCAAACGCTCGCTGGCTTCCTTGATGTCTTCGTCGTGGTTCTGCGCGAGAGTCATCACGGCTTGCTTCATCACGCAAGCGACAGATTCCTTGATGTTGCGCCACGGAATGCCGATGCGTCCCAAAGCTTGGTCGCGCTGAAGCTTGATGCCGTAGCCGGTATCGTTGGATCCAGTGTCTCCGCCGGAGAGTGCCGGCACGACGCCGGACAAGAAGAACGTGATGTCTCCCTGTAGGGCTTCAGTCATAGCCAGCAGTTCTTGCGGGAACGGGATGACCGGTTCCACGAAGATGAAGTCCGATGCCGGACGAATCGGGTCTGCCACGAAAGGACGGACTCCGCCAGGAGTGTTGGTCTGAGTGGAGATGTGTTCGACGTCGAACATCTCGCCATCCATCCATTTCATCGGAACCCCGCGGACGAGATAATCGTTCGCCAGTTCCATGTCCTGGTTGTAAAGCTTCTGAGCCTGGATCATCTTGGTGCCCAGACCGTTGCGGTGGGCGCCGTCACCAGGCAGAGCGTGTATCAACGACCAGTGGTCGTCCATGGACTCGTTGCGAGCCTGGACACATTCCTGACCAGCGAAGATAATGAAAGCGCCGTCAGGGAACAACTCAATGATTTCCTCGCGAGTAGCCTTGTCCTTGATTTCGAGGAAGGAATTCGGACGGAACCACCAACGCTGGATGGTCGTGTCGTAAGCCTGTGAATCGGAAGTAACGAAGTTGTCTTCCACTCCCAGCAAAACATTGATGCGCGCGAGACGTGCGATGTCGTCTCCACCTGGTCCGCCGGTTGCCGGAGTGATCTTATCGGACATCTTCGGGAACAGAGCCTGGGCTTTCGGCTGGCTAACCTCCTCTTCCCAAAGCAGGTAATCGCAACTATACAGGTCGTTAGCCTTGATTGGGATCTTGGATTCGAGGGCGCCGACCGGAGTGACAACGACTCCGCCGCGGGGTTCGCGGGGAGGCTTCACTTCAGGTGTCTCACCTTCAGCAGGAGTGCCTTCAGCATTCTGCGGGGCTGCCAAAGCCTCCGAGGAAGCGTTCTGGATCTGTTCGGACTCCTCCTCAGGAACGATGCCTGCCGGCTCCGGCTTCCAGCCGAAGCGTTGGGCGTCCTTCATGTAGGATGTGTTCAGGAGACAGCGACCATCTGTCCATAGGAAACGAGTGGATTCTGCCAGCAGACCTTTGACCTTCAGGTTGCGGCAGAGTTTGTCCTTCATCTTGTCGGCTTGACGGGCAGCAGTGAGATCCTTGTCATTATCTGGTTCGCAAGGAGCAAAGCGAACCTTGGGGATCTCGCGCGTCAAAGCGGAGATGATGACTTCGCCGGCGGAGGCATAGATGTTCAGCTCGAACATGCTCTGCGCACTGCCTTCACGCGGATTGTAGCCTGTGCCGACAGTCGGGAACTTCCATCCGCCGTTGGCGCGAGGAATCAGGTGCTGGTAGCCACGCCAGAAGAGGCGGGCTTCCCAAACACGGATGATTTCTTCGCGGCGAGCTGGCATATCACGCTGCGAGCAGGTGCGTGCCAGATCCTTGAATGCGGACTTCTGTGACAACTTCAGATCGATGTTGGGACGTTTCGACCACTCCATGCCGCACAAAGTGCCTACTGGCAAACTCTTCCAACCCTCCGAAGCTACAGACGCTTCATTAGGAGAGGTATCTACATCAGCCTCAGCACGGGGTTTTGTTTGTTCAAGGTTGTTGGCGTCAGCCATAATGTTATCCTGCTACGTTGCGTGCAAACAACGCCTTTTTCTTCATCTTGGAGCTGGCGTTGGGACTATTGATTTCTTTCGATGCGAATGCCGAAGTGGACATTCCTGCCCTCTTCGCGGCACGGGAGAAGGTTCCTGTGGTGCCTTTCTTCTCCATCTTTTCAGTAGCTTTTTGGATCCAGTGGGATGCCATGGTTACCTTCCTGCTCGACGAGCTGCCCTGTCAAAGATGCTCTCGCCTTTCTTCCGGTGTATCATGGAAGGATTGGCGTGAGCCTCCGACTTATCCTTTTCCTTCAGCTCTTCGGTTAGAGGGGAAGAGTTGGACATCAGATAACGGAACTGCTTATTCGTCCAGGGCATTGTAGTTTCTTCTCTTCCAGGTTCTAAGGCGATGGCAGCAAGCACAAACCACGTCGCACTTAGCTATTTCATCCAAGAGAACCTGAGTGCCAACTCTTCCAGGCACGTTGCTTATTTCGAACTTCTTTACCTCGTCAGGTCTGTGGTCAAAATCCATAGCCGAATAGTGGAAGACATTCTTACAATCAGCGCAGGGTTTATCTTTGGCCA